GCATTATCTGCTAATGGATATGTACTTAATATGGAATCACCTATCACAGGAGATGAAAGAGAAAGAAGAGGCGGTTATAGCTTAGACGATACTAGAAGATTTGTATCATCTAGCAACGCAGCTTCTGGTATGGTACGCCATAGTGGTGGTGTAGACAGAAGAGGTGGTCGCAGAACAGCTTCCAACTCTACGTTTATTAAAAGACGTATATAGTAATAGTGGGTACTTCGGTACCCACTCTACTTTTTTTTCTGCTTATTCGTTATTTGATTATATACCCTAAAGGAGCTTAATGTGCTATTTGTAGATGATGTAGATAAGTATGATAATGATGTAGACCCTTATAACCAAGCAAGGGAGCAGTTAGTTACCTTTATAGAGAAGACCTATGATATAAATGGTGAAGAAGCTAATGCTGTTTATAAAGAGATGTTAAAAGACAGAGATGTAAAGAACCCACAAGTTACATTCGTAGAGAGAGAAAATAGCCTAGACAGAAGAGATGCTGCTGTAGGACTATTAGAATACATAGAGCATCATAAGACTAATAACGAGTCTATGACACCTGCTTTCACTTGTTACGATAGAAAAGAACCATCCTACCAAGGGTTGTTTATACAAGACGGTCTATCTAAACGTTCTGGTAAGAAGAAAGAAGCAGCTATATGTGAAGGTAAAGGTGATAAGTTAGGCTTTCTTATTAACAACCTTTTACAGAAAGCTTTTAAGTTACGTAATAACTCACTATCAGGTGCTTACCTATCTATGTCTACTATATTCTATAACCCTGCGTCACATACAGCTCTAGCTTCTACTACACGTATGGCAGCTTCATTAGCTAATATGGTTACAGAGTCTATGGTAGCAGGTAGAAGACTATATAAAGACCCTGAGTCTGTAATTAACCACTTCCTATCTCTACTAACAGAAATGGATAGAGATAAAGTAATAACCACTAACCTTAAGTATGGTATACAAGACCCTACAGTAGAAGAAGTTATGGGTATGGTTAAACATTCTATAACTGACTCTTGGGATAACCCTAAGTACTTAAGTAGTATAGAGTCGTTTGTTAGCAAGTTAAAACCTGAAGAACGTTCTCTCATACTGTTCACTTATGACTTATTCCATATGGAGAAGGTTAACCCTAAGTTCACTAGGAACATGTTAGAGTCTTTATCTAAACCTCATATGTCTTTATCAGATGATGTAGAGGTGTTAAAGGACTATGATGAATTTACTATAAATATAGCACATCATATTGTCTTTAATAAGATAAAAGGTTTAGGTACTGATTATAAGAGTTACCCTAGAGCAATCAGGGACAACTTAATCTCCACAGTAATAGGTCTAAATGACGCTCTAGAGCACTTTAAAGATTATATCGACACTTACCTCAAGAGTAAGACTATGCCTATCAACATATCTTATATAAAAGAGATGGTAATGGAAGCTGTTTCACACTCAGATACAGATAGTACATGCGGGTGGTATGGACATAGAGTGGAAGATAAATTCGGTAGATATGACATGAGTGAAAAGGGTATAGGGTATTTCTCTATATACATGATGTTTAACTCTGGTGTGGTATCACATCTATTAAGACAACTAACCACTAATCTAAATGTAGCTACTGAGAATAGAGACAAGCTAGCTATGAAGAATGAATACTTCTTTCCTGTATTTGGTTCTGCTAACTCTACTAAGCATTATATATCTAACATAATGATGAAAGAAGGGTTAGTATATGAAGAACCTAAACTAGAGATAAAAGGTAATACTCTAATAAGTTCTAATAACGACCAATATATAAGAGACGACTTTACAAACCTAGTTAGCCATATAACAACTATACTAAGTACAGGTGAACAACTAGACGTTGAAGATATCTTAGGTAGAGTAGCAGGTCTAGAACGTAACATATTAGACAGGTTATATAAAGGGGACGCCTCTGTATTCAAGATGGATAAGATAAATAATACTTATAAAGCTATGAAGAATGACCCTAGTAAATGGGTAAGTACTAACATATACCATAGTAGACTATACGATGCTGTATTTGAAGAGAAGTATGGTAAATCACATCTATTACCATTCATAGCTGTATCTATACCTATAAAGAAAGGTAAGTTGTTAGATATGATAGAAGAGATAGAAGATGTTAGCATAAAGGATAAGTTTAAAGAGTTTGTTATTAAACATCCTAAGAATGATATAGGTAGGTTATTATACCCTCTTACTGTAATCAAAGCTAGAGGTCTACCTGTAGAGTTAGAGCATATGGTAGATTCACACACATTAATATCAAGACTATTAAAGGGACACTATGTGCTATTAGAGATATTAGGTATATACATAAAGGAAGGTTGTATACTTACAGACCAAGGTTACTAGGAATAATACTCCTAGTAACCACCCTATTTTATTCTTTGATTAAATTATATAAAAGGATACATACATGAAATTCACACCACATACTATACCAGACGTTTTAATAGACGTTAAGAACAAAAACTTAAACCACCTTATATTACAGAGGTTGAATGGCTCTATATCAGCTCCACCTAATGTTAAATCTGTATTAAAAGATTTATATAACGGTACTAATGTGATGGGTAAAGATACTATATCATTATTCTTAAGATCAGATGAGACAAAATATGACCTAACAGACTTAAAGGTTAGAAGTCGTGATTATGATAACAAAACTTTACTAAAAGTGTTATTAGAGAGCCTAACTATAGAAGACTTAGTAAATATTATTAAAATTATAAGATAAAAAAGGTAATAATATGCATTTAGACACACTAGATAATACTTCTAAAATTAGTGAGAGTTATGTAGATAGTACAGAGTACCTAACAGATGTAGAAGAGATGGTAGAGTTAGAAACAGATACAGAGAGTACTTTTGACTCTTTATATAAACTACCTCTATTAGAAGATGGATATGACACCATCTTAACTAATATAGATAGAGAGTCTATTACAGAGTCTCAGCTACACGCTCTTAGAGTAAGTGTAGCAACTTCTATAGATACAGAAGACTTTATTGGAAACGTTAACTCTGCATTAGCTTTAGACTTAGAGTCTATTAAAGACTTCCTTAAAGATAGTTGGAAGAAGTTTAAACATTTGTTAATCAAAGCTAACACACTCTTTAAGAAACTATTTATTAAGTTCTTAAACTTAGTATCTTTTAGGAAAGGTACTATAGAGAGTCTATTAGAGGAAGTAGAGTCTGCTTCTACTTTAAACACAGAGATAAAGAATAAGAAACTAGCAGAAGGTTTATCATTACATCTTACTTTTAGTACAGAGCTAACAGGTAAAGAAGTAGATTTATCTAACTATAAAGAAGTACATAACATAAACTCCTCTAAAGACACGTTAAAGTATTTGAATAACTCTGTTGAAATCATAGAGTTGTTAGCTAAAGCCTTAAAGAAGGCTATAGAAAACGGTGACACTACTAGCGATATAGACATAACTGTTTTTAACAATGTATCTAAAGGCTTAGAGCATACTGGTAGTTTTCTTGCAAGTGGTAGTAAAATGGCTAAAGGTTCCGTATTCATACCAGCTGGTACTTATGGTCTAAAGATACATGGGCTACTTGTAACTAAAACAGGTAAGACTAATAAGCATACTCTAAATGGTAAAGGTAAACCTACCTCTATTATAGGTGTAAACCAAAAGAGTCTTATATCTCTTTTAAAGTCTGCTGGTAAAGCTAACGGCGATTTTAAATCTATAGTCGATGATACATTCGATGTAGTAGACGATATGATGGATATAGCTGAACGTATAGACAGTCTGTTAGATGGTATAGGTGCTCTTAAAGAACATGATGAATCTAAACGGTTCTTTATTAATAATACCTCTAGGAGAATAAAGGGTACATTGTCATCATTACCTTGGTTTGCGTTTAAATGTACTCTCAATCTATATAAAGAGATAGGTGGTGTAATTAAGTTAGGTAAAGAAGCTATAAAGACTAAGACGTAAACTATATAGTTTATTATGAACATAAATAAATAAATAAAAGGAACTAAATTATGGATTTAGAAACATTAGAAGAAAAGAAGGTTACTGTAACAGCAGTAGATGATACAGTATCATTACTATCTGACGTAGAAGAGATGGTAGAGTTAGAAACAGATACAGAGAGTGCTTTTAGTACACTTATGGGTCTTACACCTATGGTAGAAGAGTATGAAACTATCCTATCTAATGCTGACAGAGAGTCTATCACAGAGTCTCAACTTACTGCTCTTAGAATTGGTGTAGTTTCAGGTCTTCAAAATGCTAACGCTGACGCTAGAACTGTTATGGGTATTGATTTAGAATCTGATATAGTAGTTCCTTCTTCTGCATTGGCTTTAGACCTAGAAGGTATTAAAGATTTCGCTAAGAAAATGTGGGAAAAATTTAAGAGGGCTTTGATTAAAGCTAATGCATTCTTTAAGAAACTATTTGTTAAGTTCTTAAACTTAGTAACATTTAGAAAAGGTACTATCGAGAAATTGATGGAAGATATGGAAGCTTCTTCTTCTGTACAGACTGAAATCAAAAGTAAAAAACTAGCTAATAGTTTCGCATTCCACGATTTTATTGGTAAAAAAGATGTAAGTAGTGAAGTAGACATAAGTGATTATAAAGAGATTTATAACGCTACTGCTATTATAGATTCTACTAAAGCTTTAACTGCTGGTGTTAAAGACCTAGGTGAAAGAGCTAAAGAAGTCAAAAAGAGTGCAGAATCTGACCTAAAAGGTAACTTCCCATCTATAGGTATGAGTAAATTTGCAGAACTTAAAAACGCTTTAAGAGGCTTAGGTGTTTTTAAAGTTAATGAGAAAACTGTTATAGCTAAAGAAAAAGTGGATATATTTATACCCGCTGGTGCATGGGGTTTAAAACTTCCTGGTATATCTATAGATACTAAAGGTAAAGCTAAGAAGTTTACACTTACTCCCACTGGTAAACCTTCATCTATTAAAGGTGTAAGTCAATCTAACCTTGTAGCTCTACTTAAATCTGCTGAAAAAGCTAATGACGATTTCAAATCTACAGTAGATGATATTTTCGCTATAGTAGGTGATGTTATGAGTATAAGCGATGATATGGATGACGTAATGTCAGGCGTTAAAGACTTTGGTCAAAATGATGCCGACAAGAAAGCGACATTCAATACTGCTAAGAAAGGTATCCAAAATACAATATCAATATTACCTTGGTTTGCGTTTAAATCTTCTATGGCTCTATATAAAGAGATAGGTGGTGTTATAGCATTATCTAAAGAAGCTTTAAAAGAAGGAAAAGATAAATAAGTATAATTCTATACTATAGGTACAGATGAGATTAATTTCTCATCTGTACCTTTTATTTATTTTATGACATACTAATATGTCAAGATGATTTTGTTAAGTGTATATCTAGATGCACACACTGAAAAAAATATTTTAAAACGAAAAGGAATCTATTATGGATTTAGAAACATTAGTCGAAGAACAACCAAGTGTAGAGTTAGAAAGCTTTGATACAGAAGCATTAGTAGCTGACACAGAAGAACTAGCACATGATGCTCAAGATGTTGAATCAACACTTTCAACTATCTCAGGTCTTGTCGCTATGGACGAAACATTTGAAACACTTACAGTAGGTGACCAAGAGTCTCTATCTGATAACCAACTTACAGCATTTAGAGCTGGTATTGCAACAACTATGATTGCAGCTAACTCTGATATGAAAACAGCATTTGGTATTGATACTGAAGCTACTTATGTAGACGCAACAACAGCTTATGCTAAAGATGTTGAAGGTATTAAAGAGTTCTTTAAGAAAATCTGGGCTAAAATTAAAGCTGGACTTATTAAAGCAAACTCATTCTTTAAAAAGATGTTCGTTAAATTCTTGAACTTAGTATCTTTTAGAAAAGGTACTATCGAGAAATTGATTGAAGACGTAGATGCATCTTCTACAGGTAATGAAACTTTAAAAGCTTCTAAGTTTGGTATTGTTAAGAAACTAGCAGCGCCAGCAACAGCAGCAGGCAAACTATCTGGCGATAAAGTAGTTTTAGACACTACAGTACTTGATGTACTTTACTCTGGTGGTGAAGATAACTTCGTAGTAACTGTTAATAAAACTATCAAAGATGCTGCTAAAGGACTTAAAGCAGTAACAGATGGTAAAATGTCATTAATTGATTCTAATAAAATTAGTACTGGTATAAAAGACTCTTTATCAGCCGTATTAAAAGATAAAGATACCATGAAAGCATTAGAAAAAGTAGATGCTTCATCTATGAAGAAGTTTAAGAAATCTAAAGACTTTAAAATTATCCGTTCTGGTGGTAATAAACTTTATGTTGTTGGTACTAGCGAAAAAAGTATCCTTACAGGTACTGTTAAAGTTAAAGCTGATAAAGTTAAAACTCTTGAAGGTCTTAACTCTGCATTCCTTAAAGATGGTCTCAAAAGAGCTGAAAATACTAACGAGAACTTCAAAGACTTAGTAAACACTGCATTTGAAATGTACGATGATGCTGAATCTCTTGCTAATACTTTCTCTAACATCAAAGTGGCTGATACTGCTAGTGATAATGTTAAAGCTGCCGTTAAAGCTGGTGAGAAAATGGGTAAAAACCTAGTATCTGCTTCTCCTTGGATAGCATTCCATACATCTATGGGTCTATACAAAGCAGTTGGTTACACTATGGGTCTAGCTAAAGCTTACCTTAAAGATGTAAAAGACGACAAAGACGATAAATAGAACTACCTCTAGATATTCCTTTATAAAGGGATATCTAGACTTCTATAATTTTTTATGAGCATATTAAAAACTATATTAAAAGGATACATATGTCACAAGACCAAAGAGATACATCCCTTATACCTATAGATGATGGTATTAATTATGAAACACTCTTCGAAGATATAAAACATGCCATAGATGACGAGGTAGCTAAAACTATAAACACTAAGTTAGCTAACCATGAAGTGCTAATGAAAGATAAGTATGCTCCTAAACACAAATGGATGAAACGCTTATTTACTACTTTACTAATAGCAGCACTAGGCCTGTCTATACTAACACACATATATAAGAATAACACTATAGATGATGTTATAGAATCAGCTACAGACACTTATAGTAATGTACTAAAGAGTGTGAAAGGTAATGATGGTGAATTAAATGATTAAATTATTATTTGTAGTATTCATAGGTTTCTTAGGTGGGATGTTCTATTCAGTATCTAATCCTGAAATAGCTAAAGACATCACATCTAGTATATCTACGATGTCTACAGACGTAGTACAGTCTATACAAAACACATCTAGTGATGTAAACATAACAAAGGAGTAAACAATGGGATTTATATTAGGAATGATAGTAGGTGCAGTAGTAGGGTATTTCTTTAGAGATACAGTAGGTATGTTAATAGTAACATTAAAGAATAAAGCTGAAGAGCTAATGGGCGGTAAAGATGTAACACCTGTAGATGATTTACTAGATACTGAAGATGTACCTGTAAACGCTAAGAAGTCTAAGAAGTCTAAGAAGTAAGTTTACTCTAATAACTAGGTCTCCATTCTAGTTATTAGAGTTATATTTTTTTACTCACTATTTATACACTACAGATTACATCTATAAAGTAAGATAGGATACCCTTTTAAACGCACACAATGGCACCTTAAAGCCCTTTTCTAGGTAACACCCACAGTAATACCCATATGTACATAAATGAACATTGTATATAAACTATATTTAGTTATATATTATATAAGTGGCTTAGGGTCGGAGTTTGGTTATTATATAACCTAGTATAGATGTAATTATAGTACTAAAGGGATAAGAGATGAATGAATATAAAGCAATAGTCATAGAGAAGTTAGGTGGAGTAGACGGTATGTCTGATGAAGACAAACATGTGATAGAGGAGTATGCTATAGCATACGAATATCTCCTTGGAGATAAACAAGATGCAGCTATAGAAACATCTGAACCCTTACTAGTTAGAGCGTTTGCTTTATGTTTGGATTGGAGGGATACCAGAAAACTATATGATTTTATATCTAACTTAGACATAAAGACAGTGGAAAACTGGTTAGGTAATTATGAAGTTAATTCTTATATATTGGAGCGGGCTCTTGTGAGTTACATAGTACGTAATAAAATATACGTCGGACATACACCTTATATACTAAAGAGCCGTAAACTTAAGCTTACGTTAGCATGCATGGAGTTATATAACAGCGAAGTAGATATGTGTATGATGTCTATAATAGACGATACGAGATATATCTATAAAGGGTGCCCGTTAAGAGTATATAGACACATCATAGATGTTGACATCATGTGTTTAACCATGATAAAATTCCACTACGAAGAAGACGGTATGGGTACCATACCGTCTTTAAAAGGCTATGCCTCGGATGGAAAGTCTCTACTCTTTGAACATCTAACTCCAAAAGAGTTAGAAGATATGTTAAAATACACAGTGGTTAAAAAGATAGAGGCATTTTTCTCATATCTTATAGGTGAGATAGCGGATAGAGAGCTATACACAAAGACCATTGTGCATTATATAAATAACCATAAAGGGTTATTAAAAGCTGTGGTGGACTATACCACATACAGTGATAACACACGAGCTACAGATATGCTATATACTCAAATAGAGGATAGTAAACTATCAGCTGTACAGAGAGATGAAAAATATAGAGTGCTAAACGTTAGACGCTTACCGTTCTATAAAACAGATGATACTATGATTAATGCTATAATCGTTAAGAAAGATCCCTCTGTAAAATCTAAAGAGTATCAAGTATTTAAAAAGATGTTAGAGAATGGGACTAAAGAAGAACTCTTAGCTATATGTCTAACAGGACATCTATCGCTAAGAGAAGAAGCCTTCATCCAGCTGGTGGAAAAAGGCGACGCTATAGCTGTAGCATTAGCTATAAAACAAAACATGAAACAAAAGTTTATATATGATCACTTAGTCATGCACACATCCCTTACATAGGGAATGTGTGTAGGTTTTTCTTTTTTACTTTTAGCACTACACTCATACATAGTATGTACTTTTACTTACCACGATGACTATATATAACCATCGTATAGAAATATATATAAGGAATAAAAACCCATAGCTACACATTAACATAGAAGACTATACATAAATAATCTTACTCATGCTTACTCCACTCACTAACGCACATAGGTAGAAGGATATAACTAATACTACTATAACAACAACAAGAAGGATAAAGACTACTTAAATTACTACTAGAATTACTACTTAAATTACTACTAGAATTACTACTTAAATTACTACTAGAATTACTACTTAAATATGTGTAAATTAACACCAATTTTTAGACGAATTATTGGTGTTTTTGAGATTGCAAGAAATTGGAGGTGTTGAAATCCTCGCAAAGCACGCTGTGCTGGGGGTTTGCGAGGATTTGAGATTGTTGTCTAGGTTGCTGTAATATACACAGGGGAGAATTAGTGCTAAATTAGACCCTATTTTAGAACCCTTTTTCGTATACATATTTGACCCTATAAATATTTTTTATATTTACAGATATGTATGAATATAAAACGTATAAGGGTTTAATAATATGGAACACGCAAATATACATAATATAAATATAGACACACATGAATTTAAAGTAAGGTTAGATACTATAGAAGAAGTAAGATCTATACTTACGTATATAGAAGATAATGTAGATATAGGCACATTTGATATATACACTACTAGGTTTGTTCTAGAGAGGGAACTTACTAAACCTATGGAAGATCTAGATATATCTAAACTACCAGAACATCTCTTTAAAACTCCTCTGTTAATAGAGAGTTATCTAACAAGTAGTGTATTCAGAGTAGAACATTATGGTACTAGGGCTTTTTCCTATAAGATACGTAGAGAGAATAATGAATATTATATAATCTTTGAATTCATAGGTTTAACACAGTATGATTATGATGGTTCTATAAATGATATAACTTATTATAGAAGAGATATGAGAGATATGGTATTTAGTCATATAGATAGATATGGCTTACATATGGACCATATGCGTTTAGAGATAGCAGTAGATATAATAGATGAGGACTTCTTTAAATATGATATTATAAAAGAAAACGGTTTATATAGATCTTGGTATGCTTTAGAAGTACGTGAGAGAAATCGTTATTCTAAATCCAGAATTATACAGGATGGTAATTTTGTTAACGATAGAGCACGTTCTACTAATCAGATTGTAATAGGTATGTATGATAAGAAATATAAGAATAACTTGGATATTGATATAATACGTATAGAGTATAAGCTATATAAGAAAGGTATAGATTTTATACTTGTTGATGGGAATATAGACTCTAATAAGTTAAAAGAATTTATAGAGAGGTTTAGAATAATGAAATTTGGGAATAGAAATATTAGTAAGAGGGTTATGGATAACTATCTACATGATTTAAGATACGACGATAGAGGGAATCATCTGTCTGATACTTCATATTATAAAAGAAGAAAGAAAATGTTCCCTAAGTTAAATAAGTATATGATAGACGAAGAATGGTTAAGAGATGTAGAAGATGTAATCATAGATAATTTATATACTTAACATTACACTATCAACAGCATCTATACATACCCTTTCTACAAACACTACTGAAGCGTAGCGTGTGTAGTGTTTAAACGAACGTAACGGTACCTTAAAGACATTATCTCCCCCTACCCTTATACACTACCCATACCACCCATTATCTTATACGCTAAAGTATTTTTATTTGTATATTATTATTATGTAGCTATTAATATAAAAGGATTAGATATGGGTAACATTATGATATCTTTAGATTTAGATAAAGAATTTAAAGATAGTAGATATAAGATAGTGGTAAACGAGTACGATATAGTAGAGAAGACTAAACACCTTAACGTACTAGAGAAACTTATGCTAACAGAGATAGATCCTACACTTACAGCAGTACCTGAATGTAAATGTCGTACTACTAGAGGTGGTTGGAAGTTAGGTAGTATATGTAACACATGTGGGAGTGAAGTACAAAGAGCGGATAACAGTGATCTATCACCCACTACATGGTTTAAGTCTAAAGTAAAAGGTGTTAAGTTTATTAACCCTGCTATATATGCTTTCGTAGACACTAAGGTAATGGGGAATAAAAGAAAAGAAGGTGTAGAGAAAGAAAACGATGATACACCTTGTAGTGGTAAGAAGTTCAGTGTATTAAACTATCTATCATCTGCATCAGCTAGAAAGAACTCTGCTATGTCTACAGTAGATCAGTTGATTATAGATAGAATCACATCTTTAAAAGGTTATGAGCGTAACTTCCGATATTTCAGTAGGAACTTTATAAAGATATCTAGAGTGATAGCTGAGATAAAAGGCGGAAATGCAGGTAGAGAGATTATAGAGTTCTTAGATAGTCTAGATAGTAATAAAGTACATACTAGCTATATACCTATAATAAATGGTAAGCTAGTATATAAGACAGGTGCTTCTGGTAATAATAAGATCACTCCTACCTTTAATGCTATACGTAACTTACTATTAGGATATGTAGATAATCCTAAAGACGAAAACGCAATGCTGAACCAGATGGCTTCTGTTAACTATAAGAGCAGTTGTATATACACTGTACATGTTAAAGACCTGATATCTGGTAAGCCAGGAGTAGGTAGAAAGATGGGTATGTCTAGTAAACTAGATTTCTCTAGCAGGAACGTATGTATACCTAGTAATCTTATTACAGATATAAGAGAAGTACATATGCCTTATAGAAACTCTATAGTCATGTTTAGGTTACACATAGCTAACGTATTACTAAGAAAGATGTCTCTAAGGAGAACACATAAGAAGATACGTGATGCTAAAGTAAAGTTTGACCAAGAGATATACGATATCATGACTAGTATTATAAATAATAGTAATACTAGGCTAGATGATGGAAGAGGGTACCAAGGTATAATAGTAGGTCGTAACCCAGGTCTATTATCAGGTTCTATATTAAGACTACGTCTGAGTATGATAAAGAGCGACATAAACGATGATACTATGGAGGTATCCACAGCATTAGCTAAACTACCTAACTGGGATTATGATGGAGATTTACTATATACGTTCTTACCACTATCACAATATGTATATGATTTGTTCGAACCATTAGACCCATACACAAGCGTGAACGACCCTAAATCACCAGGTGGTGTATATGGTAAAATATGGATAGGACCTACTGCACCGTTAAATATAGCCAATAAATTAAGAGTGGTAAGGAGGAAGTATGAGAGTTGAAGCTGTTAGTGGGTTAGCTAGAAAGATAGAAGATAGAAATATCACTTCCCGTACACAGTCAGACTTAGACTACATACGTAATGTAAGAGAGAATCTTGATGTAGGTAATAATACATTATTAAAAGATTGGTATGATAGATACAGTGATGAACGTATACGAGAAGCTAAAAGGTCTGTAAGTAGACTGGATGAAGCACTACATGAAGGTGAAACCATACACCTAATAAAAGCTACAAGATTAGATAGGCTATCTAAACGTATGAGAGAATACATGGGAGTCAATCCATATACTAGAAGAAGGTTGGTTAAACAAACCCTAGACCTACCTTATACAGATAGACTAATACAAGGTAATAGAAAACTCAGTCATAACTTCAGATATAGAGAAGCTGCAACAGGTGTATCCACAGAGTCTTTAAAGACTACACATATATACTCAGATGCAGATGATTATATAGACGAGTTTGAAAAAGGAACAGTATTAAAAGGCTGGGATAGAATGTTAAGAGAAATAAAGAATAATGATTAGATACTATATAGTATCTAATCATTTTTTTATTTTATCACTTCTGGCACAGAGAAGTATTTAACATCTGTATATGTTACATCTATAAATACAGATGTTATCTCCTCCAGACTCTCTATTACTTCTTTAACGTTCAACCCACTAACAGCCATATAGGTAAGCATAGGTGTATATAACTTCTTATCCATATAGTTAATATCTAAAGCCATGAGTGTATCTATGAAACTATTAGAGTTATACATTATTATAGATTGGTACTTACTAGGTTTAAAAGAGTCTATTAGCTCTATATTCATAGTACTAGGTATCATTATACCTAAAGACCTAAGGAATAATTCTTTAGATTCAGGTTCTAACACTATACCCTTCATATCTATGTCTATGTTTATATAGATGTCTTCATCTATACTTATACCATAGTTATAAGCATCTTTATAGGCTTCAGCTATTATATCTTTTATATCAGTCCTTAAACAGTAAGTAAACATACCTTTTCTATCTGACTCTATTATATTACTAATAAAGACATCATCTATACCTAGTATAGAGTCAGCAATTCTGTTAAACCAATCCTTAGACTCTATAAGAGGTATTATGTTAAAACCTAATGTCTCTATAACTTTTAATCTAAAGTCTAGTATAGAATCTATATCTATGTATATATTATACGATTCAACCATCTTTACCATCCTTACCTAGTTTTAGTTTCTTTAACATATCTTCTTCAGTCTCAGTAGCTTCCTTATTCATACGCATAGCAGACTCTACTAATATCTTAGAGTCCATATGTGATAATTCTAAGAACTTATCTAAACTTATACCGAATAGAGATAATATACCTGCTTGTGCATACTCTTCTATAATATTATATAGCTTGTTAGGTTTATTACTATATAAATCTTCGTAAGCTAAAGATGTAAATAGCTTCTCTTTTATATCACCATCTATCTCATCGTTAATACCCACTCCTGTACTTTTATATAATATATATCTTTTATATTCCTCACCCTCTAGTGATGTAGATAAAGTAGTGTCTACTGTTAAATTATCCATGATATCTTTAGTAGCGTTTTCACGAGTACCAAAGTAAGATATTAACGTAGACACTTTAGATGTACCATCTACCCTCTGAGAGTGAGAAGTGTAAAAAAATACTTTCTCAAGTTTATAGGTATGAAACCTTTAAAGTCTTCTTTAGCTTCTTCACTACTGAAAGATTCATTACATTTAGAACAAGTAAATTCAGGTACAGCATATATAGATATAATCCTACTATCTATATACTTACTAACGTATTCCGAAAGACCTTTAGATAATACATCATTATCACTTATCTCAGCTAGTACGCCTATGATACTACCCATATCATCTATCTCACTACCATCAGATAGAATTAACTTATCTATATAAGGTGCATATATAGCTAGTGCTTGAGCGGTATAATATTTTTTATATGCATTTATCTTAAGTTTATCATCATCACCTAGAGATAAGTTATTCAAAGCTTCAGCTATATTATCATTCCAGAACTTACCTGCTAGTACTACATCGGACAAACTAGCATCTTTTAATATCAAAAAGAACTTTATGTCATCATCGTCTATAGTTATAGGTGAAGCGTCTATATTAAAACTCTCTTTATATTTAGCTAATGTCTCTATATCTGTAGAGTTCTTAGAACCAAGTAATATTAACCTTTGCTCACTATTTAGTTTATCACTAGCTACTTTAAGTAAGTTAGTAGCTTTTAACCTAGCTGTAAATGTTTCATCACATTTTAACACCTCACCGACCGCTACACCTATCTCGTCTTCCTCATCTGTATTATCTACTACAGTTAACGCATTAGAGCATTTAAAGAAGTTGGTGAAACCTCTAGGGTTTATAGCGTCTATTACTCCACCGTATAACATCTCTACATCAGCCATAAGTATATATTTACGTATCTCTTCATTATCTACATCTAAAGATGAAGCTATAAGATGATCTTCTACAAAGTCCATAATGATCTCTGTATAAAAACTTACATCTGATGTAAACTCTAAACCTAACATAGATTCTCTTACTTCTAAAGACATCTCTGTTAAACGTCTTTCAAAATCTATGATATCTATATTACTTATATTACCTATAGCTATCCAGAAACCAGATGTAAATAAAGTAATCTTTTTACTCTCACGTATACCTAAAGAAGCTCTAGCTGACTCAACAGCATTAGAACCTGTTAGATTACCAGATGTTTTTATCTTAATAGATTTTATACCTACTTCTTCATCATTTATCTTAAAGTCTTCTTCTAATTTACCTTCACTAGTCTCTTTGTTATATAGCCCTTCAGAGATAAGGAAACGTATAGCGTTCAAAGGGTCTACTATATCACCTATCATTATCTCTCTAATTTTCTCCGCTAACTCTACAGAAGTATCTTCGTCTTCTAGTATACGTTTTAATATATCAGAGTAGTTGGCTAAACCATCATCTATATCTTTAATGTTAGGTTGTAATATACCTATCTTCTCTATAAGCTCTTTCTTAGCTATACTTGTTAATTTAATCATCTTTACCCCCTATTAAATCAAACACCTCTTCCATAACATTAACATTCTCGTTTAACAGCATGTTATAGTTACCTATATTCTCACCTATCTCCACAACACATTCTAAAGAGTCTTCATCCATGAATGAACCAATACTCTTTTCTATACTAACGTTAATCTCACCAACACCTTCTAGCATTTTAGTAAGTATAGTCTCTTTACGTTTTAGCATATCGTATAACACTGAGTTGTTTTCAGAACTTCTATCAGCCTCTACAGCATCTATACCGTTCTTTATAACGCTTAAGTTAGCTTTTATAGAAGAAGTAACAGTACTTCTAGCTTCCTCTATGTCAGCTTTTATATTTTCAAACTCTTTCTCTTTAGACGTCTCTTTCTTTTTTCTCTCTCTAGCTACTCGTTTATCTGCTTTAGACATGTTACATCCTTGTTTTAATAATTGTCATTCTAATATGGTTTTATGAATTATTTACAAGAAAGGATGTGTCATGCTAGAACACATAATAGGGTTTGTATCAGATGCTGATTATATACTCCTAAATAAGATTGAGAACACTCTAACGGAGGTTTATGGATATAACACACACCATATAGAGTTATCTAATAACATAACAGACTTATTAGATAATAAAGACGTAAATACTTTCTATAGAAACACTATAGAGCTATACAAAACAACAGTTAATAAACTACTATCTATTATAGGTATTGTTCTAAGCAACGACGCTACATTACAAGATAAAGCTGACTTCTTAAAAGGACTAGCTGATTTAAATAATAAAGACCCAGAGCTAAAGAGCGAAGCTTATAATATGCTAGAGAACTATCCTAGTAACTTAGAGAAGTTAGCTTTCTTACTAAGACATATGCATACCTTGGATAACATAGATATCATTACTGCTGAGATATTCACAGTAGAAGATTATACTATAGAGTTATTAGAAGATATGTTAAAAGGTAATGATGAATCTGGCCTTAAAGACAATGTACTACAAAGTGTTTTAAAGAACATAGTTAGATCTATAGCTGGTGATATAGATGAAGAAGATTTAGAGATAATCTCTGAAAGCATAGGGGAACCTATAAACGTTATGGTATCTAAGCATAACAATTTACTATATGTAGAATCTACTAGACTTATAAATAACATTATAGCTATTATAGCTTTCTCTTCTAACAGATATGATAGTACAGTAGCATTTATGTCTATAGCAGATAGAATACCAGATGAATACTCCGAGAATCTACATACGTTTATTCTACCTATGTTGGATAAATTAAAACTTACTCTAGAACATAAAGGGTTAAAAGATGTTGGATAAATATATACTAAGATGTATAGCGTTAGGTTACCATAAAGAGTTAGCGTGGTTAAAGTCTATATTAGGTATACCTTATAAGAGCAATAAGTATTATAATAAAGATAATAACACTTATACATTAGAAGGTGAAGAGTTTGATTTAGGTAAAGCCCCTATAGTAGGACCAGACACTTATATAACAGCTGATATAAATAATAAACCTAAGAAAGTCACTGTTTTTAGATATCTAGATAACATGATAAAGATAATAGGTCCTTTTAACGGTAAGATACCTTACCAAGACAGACAGTATACTTATAGTAATATATTTAAAGAGTATGTAGTTAAAGACTTGATAGATGGTGGTGAAGGTAAGATAACTATAGCAGAATATAAGGATTATATAAAAGCTATACAGTTTACACAGGCTTTAGCTAAGTTAGTAGTCCACTCTAATACAGAGAAGACTATAACACCTCCTCCTGGTATTAAAGCTTATAAGAAGAAACTATTAAAAGAAGCAGAAGATAAATATGGTAAAGATGTTTTTAAAGATGAGTTAAAGATGTTAGCTATAGATGAAAAGTTAAAGGCCTATGATGCAGACTATATGAAAGACGACCCTACTATGGGTATAGTTACTTCTAAGAAAATCATGAATGTAAGTAGGAAGAATAAGTTTATATCTATAGGGAAGCCTATAGCTTTAGTAGAAGGTGAAGAGACAGGATATATAGAAGAGTCTTTATCAGAAGGTACACCATTAGATGCTGGTAAGATAGCTGATATAAATAACGCTATACGTTCTGGTTCTGCCTCTAGAGGTATGGAGACACAACAAACAGGTCTTATAGCTAAGTATCTATCTGGCGCTACTAGAGCTTTTAAGATAGATAAACCTGACTGTGGTTCTAAGAGAGGTTATACTATAACCCTTTCAGAAGCTAATAAGCCTTATATAGTTAATATACGTTTCGATACAAAAGGTAATCTTATAAAAGATCTACCTGTAGGGTCTAAGGTAGAGATGCGAGATTATATGTATTGTGTGTCTAAAGGCAATAACGTATGTGGTAAATGTGTAGGTGTTGTAGCGTCTAAGGTATATAATCCTGCTATACTAACAAGTATAACCACTGGTGGTAAAGCTTTATCTTCATCTCTTAGTAAGTTTCACGCCGTAGTTAAGAGTATAGTACCTATAGATAAAGAAGACTTATTTAAATAAAAAGTCCCCTATGGGCGTTATATGAAATAAACAAAAAACATAAAAGGAAGTAACATGAGTAATGAATATGGAAGTGATGTGGATACAGGTGTAGTAGTTGAGGATAATGCTGTAGCCGATATGGCCAAGATATCAGACACTAATGGTGATAGTGTATTAGAGGTAATGGATAATAAAGAAGACGATAGCTGGAAGTATAAGCTAAAGGAAATAGATATCGTACCTAAGGAAGCTAACAGAGAATCTTTTAAAGCTTTCAATAGATTGTTTTCATGTATGGGCGATTTACCCACACCTGAACAAGAAGAGATACTCAAACCTATATTAGCCACCATCAACGGTAAAGGCTTTACGTTACGTACTAAAGACTTAAGCTTTGTGGAGGAATTCTACACATGGGCTTCTACTATATTTAGTAGAGCTGAACATTACTTAAGCTATAAGAAGAAAGGTATAACTTTCAAACCTACTTTAACAGAAGTAAGTAATGACGCTATAGCTATAGCATTAGAGGCTAAGAAGAGACGTTTCAAGAATACTGACCTAGAGAAATTTAAAGGTTGGCAAGATATAGCTAAACAGATGTTAGGGCTTAACGCACACATAGCATTAGGTGCAGATTTAGAGACACCTCTGTCGTTTATTATACTTAACACACCTGGTGGTGAAGAACCTGGAGATAGGATAGACTTCGATACTATGGGGTTTAATGTAGATGTACTTCTACTAGCAGAACGATACAATATACCTACGTTTAATATTAACAAACCAGGCGGTATAAAAAGACTAGAAGACTTTGTGGCTACTTTCTAGTATTTATTATCTGAACATATACCAAACTAAAAGGACATACAATGGCTAAGAAGAGATCACCAAAGAAAACAGTAGAAGAAACTGTAGTTAAAGAAGTTGAAGAAACAGTAGAAGAAACTGTAGTTAAAGAAGTTGAAGAAACAGTAGAAGAAACTGTAGTTGAAGAAGTTAAAGAAGAAACTGTAGTTAAAGAAGATGTTGGAACTACTGAAGTTAAAGAAGTTAAAGAAGATGTTGGAACTACTGAAGTTGAAAACCCTGCTTTTGATAAAGTACTAAATAACCTAGGTAACTCTTTCGGAAACCTAGCTGAAGGTTTCAAAAATAGTAAGTCTTCTATCACATTACAGAAGGTATTATTCCAAGCTATCAAAAACGCTTTATCTGTAGTGCCACACAAAGTACCAGATAAACTCTTAGAGCTTGCTGAGAAGCATCCTGAGGTCGTAGACGGTAATGCTTTACGACACGATAACGATTGGGAAGACTATAATGTCAGAGGTGCATACAATGCTCTTATCAGCATGTTAGCTATAAAGACAGAAGTAATAGAACCTCATTTCCAAGACTCTGGTATACTTAAGAGTGTACTAAGCCCTTTTGGAGACAACGGTTACTACCTAGCTTCACTACATACAGAAGTATAATATAAGCATATAGGAATTCGTTTCCTATATGACTTATTTTTTTTTAATGATTAAATTTTTACTAGAAAAGGATGTTACAATGGATGGTTTTGATATAGAACTATTAGATTTTAATACAAAAGATAAAGAGTTAGAGAAAGGATTTGATATCTATAACGATATACATGTCTTCTTAAAAGGTAGTAGTGACATAGCAAAGAGCGCTAGGTCTACTTTTACTAAGAAGAAGTTAGATTCTCTAGCCGATGTATTATCTAAAAGGTTTGGTCTTAATATAGAGTTTGGTACCGACCTAGCTTGTGGGGCGTGTACTATATCTACAACTATAGATGGTAATACATCTATAAGTAGAAACACCGTTATGCATAAGAAGATAGCTGAGGAATATGAAAATGATGTTTCCGTCTCTAAAAAACAAAGAGATTTCTTAAAAGGCTACCTGTCTGTTTTAGAGAATACAAGAAAGTCTTTTGTAACTGGTGTCACTATTGATTATAAGAAAGCTAAGATATATGGTTTAAAGAAGAAAGCTATATCTAAGGTGTACTTAGACTTCAGCTCTTTAATAGGTATGTATAACTTATCACCTAGAGAAGTAATGGCTGCAATACTACATGAGGTAGGTCATAGTTTTACATCTATCATGTATATGCATAAAATATCTGGGAATTCTATATCTCATGAAGAGAGTTTAGCCAAATGGATAGGTGGTGATAAGAGCAAGACTACATTAAAAATAGGTAAGTCTAAAGTAGACCTTACTTCTAGAGATAGCGTTAAGATTATAACTAGAGAGATTAAGTCAGAAATAGATTATATAAAGAATACTTTCTCAGACTCTGAAAGACAAGCTGATAGTTTTGCCACATCATTTGGATATGGTGAGTCGTTAGCATCAGCACTAGCTAAGATGATGGCAGTGGACCCTAAACGTTCTTTAACATTTACCACTAATAGTGATTTATTCAATACTATAATGTCTACAGTATACTTATTCTTTTTCATACCTTTGCATATACTCATAGCTGTACATGGAACTTTAATCTTTGATGTTGTACTTACTGGTCTTATAACAGCCATAACGTTGTTAATGGGAACATCTGATTCTAATAACACTACATACGATGATGCTAAAGATAGACTAGATAAGATTAAGAGAAACATGGTACGTGGGTTAAGAGAGAAACTTATACCTCCTGAACAAATAGAGGGCGTGTTAGATAGTATAGATAGAGTAGAGGCGTACCTAGATAAATTATTGACGCAACCTTATTTAATAGAGTCTATATACAACTACTTTAACGGGACAGCTAATGTTACTAAACTATATAATACTTTAGAAACATTAAGTGAAAATGATTTACATTACTTAAAGGAAAGATTAAAATGATAACAAGTTTACTAAGAGATAAGAAGATAGAGAATGTTGCTATTGCTATAGGTATATCTATAGTGTTACTAAGTAGAGGTAAAACTAAATGTAAGAAAGATATGATTGATAAATTAAACGAGAAGCATATCCTAGATGTAGATTTAACAAGAGATGTTTTATCTAGATTGGAAAGACATAAAGAGTTAGCATTTACATATACACCTGAACATGGTCTTATATTACTAGAAGATATAGTTACAGAAGATATAGATGACGCTTGTGAAGACTATGCTGATTTGATAAAAGATACTGTAGTATTTGTATCTAAAATAATTTAATAAAGGCTAGTTATGAAACATACAGCTTTAGAGATTAAAGGTTTTGTAGATAAAGCCAGAGACCATATAGAGATATTAGAAAAGACTTATAGTATAAACTCTATAGGTCTAGCTAGTATAATAAGAGATACTGGTGGTATATTAGAAGATGAGTTAAATATGCTTATGATAGGTAGTGTGATAGAACCTAATAATGCTAGACCTGTTATACATGCGTTAGAAAACTTTATTCTTAGTAACGATGGATATACTATTATATCATTAGCTCATGCTACTAAACTTATATCAGCATATTCTGAACTATTAGCATCTGATGAGATTATTAACAGACCAATACTTACCCCAGCTGAAGTAGAATGGTTAGAAGAGAACAACTTCCTTAGTGCTGTCGTAGATGATAAAGTAAAAGATATTAAAGAGTTATCTCTTAAAACAGTACTCTCCGAACACCCTGATGCATTACATGGTTTCATAAAGGATAAGATATTAGTAGATTCTCTAGCTGTAATAGTTAATAAGTACCCTACTGCTCTTATAAATGAGAACATCTATAGATTGATATTAGGAGACCCTATTAACAAACAAGTATACGATGGGTTTAACAGGGCTGTTATGGAAGCTCCTGATAAAGACAACATACCTGTAGGTGGTATTATATTAGATAATATGGAAGTAGCTTTAAGTAAGTCTACTATACATATATTAGAATTAAGAAATGCTTTAATCGTGAAAATAAAAGAAGTAAGTGGACTGTAGATTTCTCTACAGTATCCGCTTACTATATTCTTTTTATGTTTAAATCTATATCATAAATCAACTCATTGTTTACAGAGAACTTCTTAGACAATCTAAATCTATTATCATTCTCTACATTTATAATATTACTATTTATATTAGGGTGCTCAATCTTAACACTAAGAGGTGAGTTAGGTAGTACTCTCATAACAGCAGCTTCCATATCATTTATATCAATATATCTTTTACCGAAGTATACATCTAATAACTTACCTACAGTATTAATTATTATATCATAATTAACATCTAACTCTATATTATCACTATAGTATATATCCATCTTAGGTTTAACTAAACCATCTATTAGACCAAAGTTAGTTTTAATAGCAGAAAGGTTTTTACTAGGTCTGAATAACAACCTAGTTCTTTCTAACATACTATCATCTATACTCTTAAGGTCTACAAGACACCATTCTACTAACTGATCTAGTTTATAATTAACATGATCCTCATATCCAGTGATACCTATATACTTGTATCTATAATCAACGAGTATGATGTCTGCAAATATATCTATACCTGAACTATTATTAACAGGTATACCGTTATGTAATATAACTTCACCTTTAAAATGCTCTATAACTTTATCTCCATCTATTTCAACAATATCACCTTCACTATGTAACTTATTCTGTCCTATAGTATCACACTTACCGTCACCTGTAGTATCTTCTATCTTATAAGAACATCCATCGAACTGCTCATAGACATCCTCATCATATCTTTTATATATATCAGAATCATATTTAAGAAACCTATCTTCATTATATAACCCGTTAGCTCCAGACCATAGACCTGTAATCTCTTTACCCAACTCTACATCAATACTTTGTTTAGTAATAACAACCCTACCTGTCCCGTTTGTTATATTACTCTTTTCAAAACCTGTAGCGTTTAAAGGTACGTCTAAGTGATTGGTTATGTTAGCGTTACCAGACATTATGTAAGTATTCACTCTAGTAGATAAAGGTATCACAGTTAATGAGTTAGTAGTGTCTAAGTCGTTAAATAGCTTTATACCATTGTTTATAAGGAAGTCTGTAGTTATAACAGCTTTATGTAATGTCTTACCTGCAAACGCTGAGAAGTCATTATCGTCTTCTTGTATAACTATAGGTGTAGTTTCATATCTAACCTCACCACCAGACCCAGTTATAAAACCTAATTGTATAACTGTATCACCTTCTATACTCGTATAGTTAGAGTCACCTGCTACTTCTAAATAGAAATCATAACCATTAACTGTTTTTATTATCCTATACGATGTTATATTACAGCTAACTAACAAGTATTCGTTTCTACTCACTATAGCTATATCTTTTATCTTAGGTTTCCTTAAATCGTATACCTTACTCTCCACTACACTCTTATCACTGCTTATTGTGTAATAGAAAGGACATTCAAATACTTCTATCTCATTAAGGTATTTAATAGTATCATATCTATTAGCATTAGGCATCTCATGAGGTATACACTCATCGCCTTTCTGTGTGAATAAAGCGCCTTCCTTAACGTATATGAAATTACCGTCGGTTATTACATTAGGGGAAGTAGATAACTTTACATTAGCTAAGAATATATCTAACTCTGTAGGTAATTTAGATTCTGAGTAAACAGATGAGTTTCTTACAGCCAGATATGTTCTATCTGTTATAGTGTCTAGTTTCTTAAATATAGAGAAACCTTTCTTCTTAGCTACCTCTATCAGTTGAGCTTCTGTTGTGGGAGATATTATATTAGAAGTAGTCTTGTTTATTATCTTACTTCTAATATCTTTAAATGGTCTTCTATTCACACCACCGTCTACTATAGAGTCACTAGTAGCTAATATAGTCATATTGTCTGTAACTGTATACTTCAACTCTTTATTTATGTTAAATAATCTAAACGTAAAGTCACTACCAGAAAAAGAACTTAGAGGTAACTCTATCTTACCCTTAGTAGTGTAGGTATATATGTATATATCACCTTGTATAGAGTTGTTATATAGAAAAGGTTTAGGTACTCTATATCTAACAGTATCATCATATACACTTATGAGTATAGATGGTTTGTTTATATCTATAGCTTCTTTAGAGAATACTTTACTTAGTTTTGTAACCACACCACCTTTATCCATATAGAGTTCACTATGAGAGTAAGAGTCTTTTATACCTATAGTAACATCTATGTCATCATCTTGTACAACAGTTACTTTATTAAGAGTCTTGTCTAACTGTTTCATGGGTATGTAGAATACACCCCATGCTATATCCTCCGATAAAACTATGTTAGAAGGCAAGACACCTATACCAGTATAAGTAGAAGATTCATTACTTCCACTATATAGAATCGATAAAGACTTATTGTTATCTTTGTCTACTAATAATCTTACGTTTACATCGTCAAGTATTAAGAAAGGAGTATCTGTTACTGTGATTATACTATTCTTAGCTATAACACAAGTGTAACTTATAGTCTTTTCATTCTCTATAGGTGTGGAGATACCATTATGTATTAGATCGTTAATGTTTATATATAGTTTCATAGTAGCTTCTGCTGGTGTAGCAAATAAGTCTACCTCTTCATCATCTGTAATATGTCTAAGCAGATGTTCTGTCTTAGTAGCTAATGATGGGAATATTGATTGGTTCCCTAATACCATCTCTTGTAAAGCTGTACTGGTTACATAACCTATAGCTTCTATAGCCATACCTAACCCAGTAGCAGTATCAAACCTATGACCTTGTTCTTCTACAAAACTACCTAGTTCTGTAATAGTCGCATGTGGGTCGTATATAACCTCTTTATTTATATAACTCATCTATTTCTCCTTTTTTAACTCTACGCTTAGTAGATTCTTATCTACATAGAAATCTAACGTCATAAGTTCTAAATCTATTATAGGTATCATACGGTATTTAAACTTACTGTATAGACTTACAGGCACTCTTACTAGATTAGAACTATTAGCTTTACTCTTATTAGGTTTATATGGCATTCTGTTAAATATTAACTTAGCAGCTTCTGGATTAAACCCTGCTACTGTTAGGTTAAAAGATAACATATATTTATAATCGTTATACATAGCACCGAATGATTCAAGTCGTGTATTTATAGATAATGATTGTGCTCTTAATGTAACATCTCTACTGCTATCGAAGAACTTACCCATAGGTAGGTTTATAGGGAAAGATGCACCTGATAGAGCTATCTTCTTTATACTCCTACCGTCTATGTCTAGTATAAACCTATACACTCTAGTATTGAAGTCGTACTCTCTGTTAACTATAAACTCTGGATAAGGGCTAATAAAGTCATCTGCAAAAACACCAGACATATATGTTTCCCACATATCGAATAATAATGTTATAGGGTCTTGAGCGATATTCCTGTTGTTTATATCTAGAGTATAGTTGTTATATATTTCTCTAACACCATCTGTGTACCCATATTGCTCTTTCCTTACACCAGCAGGTGAAACATAAGTAGGTAACACAGGATCAGGCCATCCACTTATGCTCTCTAATGTATTATTAACTACGTGTATGAATGGAGAAGTATGGTCTACTAATGCACTCTTAACACCAGCAGTTTCTTTACCTTTAAAGACATCCTTATAATATAAATGAGGGTCTAGTGTACATCTAACGAATCTATGCACACCATCATCTTTAGTTAATAGTTGTGCTAGTTTAGAATGTATTTTTATATTATCAGTACTAAGGTTAAGTTGTGGTTTAACAAAGAATGTATATCCTGTAGCATCGTTATTTACAGGCATATGTTCTAGAGCTTCATTCATACCCATACCGTATAATTTATCTGTAAGGTTACGTTCCACACTACTCACAGAGGAAGATGTTGATATCTTATCGGCTATATTTTCTAATTCTGTCATGATATCCCTTAGTTATTTTGGTTTCAGAAAATACTATATTCATCCTTATAACGATATTTATTATGAATTAATTAAAAATTAAATACCTATAAGGATGTACATATGTTAACAAGTTTGAGAGATGCTGTAAAGGGCTTCATAGATATGAGTGAGTTCGCTACTGGTGAGAAAGAAGTAAGTGATAGAAATAGGTATAGATCTACAGATACGTTAATAGAGATGGCTGATGACCTTATTATAAGACCGTTAATTATACTATCTGAAGACCTACGTCATAACCCTGATGTTAATAATATAATTAACCTAAATATGGATACATTTTCTAACCTATATCTTAAAGCGTTTGATGTAGCTACAAATATAATGGGTACTAAAGCTGAACGTTCTTTAAAACTACTATCTAGTAGACAAGTACTACCTAAAGATATGGGTTCTTTCGGTATAGAGTCTTTAGACTCTTTAACAGATAAAGAACAACCTTTCCTACCTCTAGATGTAGAGGCTATGTATGATGATAAAAACAAACAACCTATATTCATCAGAGAGTTAGAACTAACTTATAAATATACTGAAGATAAAAAAGATAAGTCCTCTATTATAAACGTTATGGTTATAGCTGATGTTATCTATGTACCTTCTACAGAGTTAAAGTTACATCTTACTACTAACGGTAGAGACAAACTATTCCTGAACAGAGTAGAAGACTTAAGAGCTAAACTATTATCGTTCTGGGGTGATTTCATATTCGCTAATGATATGATTAGAGAGTATAAGAAATCTAGATTAAAGTCTAAAACAGAACTATCTAAGTTTATATCAGAAAGAGCCACTAATTCTTCTTTAAAGAGAGCTAGAGGTACAGGCGGTCTCGACGAGTACTACAGTATGCTAATCATCTCTAAAGAAGTAACTAATGAACTAGAGCTATCTATAGGTGGTTCTTTAGATAAGAACAAGATGAGAAAACATGTATTTGAAAGCTTTAAAGCTATGTCGTTGACTAGAGTAGATACAGATCATGAGATGTTAATATTCGATTTAAAATCTAAATCAAATATATCTTCTGCTAGTATGACGTTTAAAGCTATAAAGAAATCATCAGGTAACGAAGAGCTATTAGATATAATGAAATACCAAGCTGGTATGATATAAAGGAACATAAATGATATTAACACAACTATATAAATCACTATTCAACTACAAGAGTTTCAAAGACAAAGATATCGTTAAAGGTAATATCATAGATATGCTCGATAACATAACTATAAACGCTAGAGCAAATGTACTTAAGAACTACATAATGCTCTCAGAGCTAACATCTGAGAACACGCTAACACCTAACCAAACTAAGAAACTAACTAGTTTGTTTAAACAGTTAGGTATTAAGAAGAGTGGAGACCCAGAGAAAGCTATACATGAGCTAAAGTCTTTCTTAACAGAAGTTATAACTGGTCTAGAAGATATTAAACCATTAGTTATGGATATGTTACCAGACACTATAGATGTAGAAGTAATGTCATCTAGAGAAATGGGCATCATAGGTACTATCACTATACTATCTTCTATAGTATTCTCTTTAGAAGACTTATCTCTTTATATCTTATATACAGTAGAAGATGAGAAGTTTATCTATAACTTAAAGAACAGAGAGTTTATTAAAGACATAGCTGTTATTAAACAAAACTATAAAGAGTTAAACGGTGAAGTTAAGTCTACTATAAAAGATTTAAGAAAACTAGATGATGAAGTAGAAGTATCTGACGAGAACTCTTTCGGTCTACACGCTAAAGGTTTTGATAAAAAGTTCTCCGTGGGTACATCAGGTTTCCTAGGTAGCCCTATATTCGTTATGCGTAGAGCGTGGGAAGACTTTAAGATAGAACGTATAGAGGCTATGAAGAACAAGAAGTCTCTATTCGAACTAAAGCTAACTAACCTTAGAAACAAAAACCAAGGTGGTGGTGATTTAAAGATAGAGAACGCTATAGAGTATTACGAAGAACGTATAACTAAATACGAAAGAGAGATAAAAGCTTTCGAAGAAGATATAGATTAAAAGAAATATGGTAGTGATGTCTTATAAGACATCACTACCATTTAACATTACTGTTAATAAATTTATTAAAGTATCCTTAGACAACTCTGTAACTTCTACAACATCACTCTCATCTACTTCCACATCTGTATCAAACCGATCTAACATATATCCAACTAAATCACCATCAGTCTCCCTCTTTATAATGTTCAATAGTTGTAAAGACAGAACACCTCTAACACTATAATTATCTACTAGTAAATTACGAATCTTATCTTCTATATAATCTTCATCTTCTAAAGTCATATACAAAACTCCTTATTTTATTTAATCATAGAATTAGACTCATTTGCATGCTTCATTAACTGGTCTAAATTCCTATAACCTATAGGTTTTGTATCTAAGTCCATAGGTATAGGGCCACCATTACTAGGGAATGGTAATATTAGATATTTCTTATGTTCTTCTAGTATCTCAGGAGCAGTTCTATGCTTCTCCCTCATTATAGCTAAGTAGGGCTTCCCACCTTTAACAAACTTCTGCTGTTGTGTAGATAAATCAAACTCTTGATGTAGTTGTCTACTATCAGCGTACATTCCTCTTTCAGCTATAATCTTTGGTAGCTCATATGGTTCTATACCATCTTCTAACAAATTATTAGCAGCAGTGTTAGTTTGTGACGGTGACATTATTACACAGTTTCTAGCTTTAAAGAATGTCATTAGACGTTTAACTAAATCTCTCTTATCAGTACCATGAGGGCCCATAGTACATCCTACAGTAGACATCTTAGTTAAGTAATCTATACCACATACCTTTATCTCATGACCTTTAGCTTCTAAATCATATACTCTTTTCATCACACTCCTATAAGTTAGCATAGAAGGGTCAGTATTATGAAATATAATATTCCAGCCATTTCTCAACAATCTATCAGCTAGGAATTTCTTTACATCCTCTCTAGTATAATCCTTCAAGTTAGGGTTTATACCCTCCTCTGTCATTTTCAGAAGTTTAAACATAAAGGTAAAAGTCTTGCTTAACTCATCCTCTGTTTTAAACACTAGTATAGTAGGCTTCTTACCCTCTATAGGTTTTATAGGTTTGTTATAATAAGCGATAGCTACTATATGAGTATCAAATATACCTGTCTTGTTGTTATGCGATAAAGCAGAGATGTTAAAGTATTCACCTGGTCTTAACCCACCTTGTAGAGTGTCGTTATACTTACCCCATCCTAACCTATATACGTTCTCTCCTTTAGAGTCTTCTTTCATAGCATCAACTATAGTATCAAACCCATCATTAACTAAGTCTATGGTTTCAGTAATACCATCTACATCACCACTCTTACTCATCACTATTTCTTCTAACTCGTTTATAACTTCCTGTACATACTCTCTAGGTGATGTAGAACTTTCTCTATTAGATTTAAGATGCATACCAGCTTTAGATAATAAGCTCTGAGACTTTTTAGCTACATAGTATTCATTTACAAAATTTAATAGGTTGTTAATAGAATTTATTAATAATGAATCATTATCATACTCCTCCTCTATACCTTTAGCGAATACAGAATACATATCATCGTCCACTATACTTCTAACACTCATTAGTATAGCAGACTTATCTTGGTTCTCCTCTATAATATTTCTTATTAGTTCTATTAGACTATTTCTAATAACCAAAGCATTGTCGTCACCGTAACCAACCTTAGCTTTAGATATAAGGTCTATCAAGTCATTTACTAGGTCTGTATAAGAACTATCAGATTTAATTAATGAATTCCTGTATAATAAAGTTATAATTGTTAGTAATATAGTATTATCTTTATTCATTAATCCTCCCTTCTTCTATTGTTATTTCTGTCAACGAATAGAGTTCTGATAAAAACTGTTTAGATTATTTGAAATATATCTTATTTACAATATTAAAAAGGAGTATGATGCTGTGTACTTAACAATAATACCGAAGAGTATAGAGGGTTTAATAACCCAACTAGGAATAGATGTAGAAAGAATAACCGCATGTACAGCTGAAGAGCTTGATGTCTTGTTAGAACCTCTACCCACTTTAGATAAAAGGTTGTTATATAACATTAATGGTTACTATAACAGGTCTATATCTAAAGGTATGAAAGCCAAGTATCTAGAAGACAAGGTGGGAAAACCTGAATCTATGTTACTTTCTTTTCTTTCCAACATAAATATGGTAGATTTAAACTCTCTTAATAACCATACAGATTTAATAAACTGTGTTCTAGAGAATGGTTATGTAAAAGAGCTTAGAGATAACATAAACAAAGGAAGCGTTATAGTTATAGATGACGGTTTTCTAAAGAATCTTGTAAATGGTGATGCTAGAAAGTTTTTTGTCACGCTTATAACTTTACAAGTTTATAATGAAGTTGTCTGTACAGGACGTACGCCTGTAAACCTAACACAGCAACTATTTAAATATATTTAAAAAGGAACAACGAATATGAAAAATATTAGTATTAAAGAGTCTAAAGAGTTATTATTGCCAGTTACTGGTTTAAAATCAAAAGAGGTACTTAAAGAAATAGGTACAATCGGTGATGTAGAAAGTTTGACAGGTGATGTTGATCATGATCTACTAGAAAAATTTGATGTAGAAGCTGTATCTGTAGGTCTAGCTGCTGCTGCCTCTGCTCTATCTATGGTAGAACAAACAACAGGTCTAGTACCATATAGAGCACTAGATGAAGGTGTTAAATTACTACCTGATGCTGATACAGAAAATTATCTTTCTACTCCAACATTTGACTTAGAGCTATTTGATCCTCGTAAAGAATCAGCTGTTGCTCCATTTGCTTTCTCTCTAGCTGCTAACACTATGACTGGTGATGCTGGTCTTGATCAAATGTACCCAACTGTTAACGTTCCGGCAAATGCTGAAGGTGTTCTTCTTAGCCTTATCTATGGATTTAACAAAACTAAATTCAAAAGAGATGATGTAAACATAAGTGGTTCTACAAGAATCAATGAGAACTCTATTCTTGCTGGTCTTAGAAGCCCTAGTACTGTTAGAAGTGATGCTAACCTTTTAGTACCTGTTAAAACAGCTGAGACTGAACATCTTCTAGATGTAGATTTCACTAACGATACTTTTAAACACCCAACAACAGGTGAGACAATCTCTACAGCTCCAATCAAGTTTGATACTAAGTTTGACCTAACTACTATCTCTCATACAGCTAAGCTTGTAACTGAAGGTGTATTCGCAGACGAAACTAACTTAGATATCGGTGGTCGTATAACTTACATTTACGGTACTGTTGGTGCTGATAAATTGAAACTAGATGTTTCTTCATTACCTATGAATGAAATTATCACTGGTGGTTCTGGAGATTCTAAAGATATCGTTCTTAACATCTCTACAGAAGCATTAGTTATAGACCCTGCAACTATTAAACAAAATGATGGAACTGCACCTGTTGAATTAGCTGGCGTACCTGCTGGTCTTAGACTTGTATATGCTCTTGATATCAATGGTAACGGTAACATGGTTACATGTGACTGGGGTGTTAGAAAACCAACTATCAAACTTATTAAAGTTATAGATGTAGATGGACAATCAGTAGATATGCTAGATGGTGACGGTAAAACTGCTGCTGATATAGGTGTACAATTAGACCTAACAGGTTATGACCTTTACCAAACAGTAACAAATGCTGACTTAAGAGTTATCGCAAACGTTGTTGATGTAAATGAAGTTGCACAAAGAATCGGAATTCCTTATGGTGCTCTAGATGTTTATGAAAGAACTATCCTTTCTGATAACAAAGGACCACATGCTTTAACAAGAGTTCTTTCTGTTGCTACTATCAAATCTCTTACTAGAAGAAGAGACATCCAACAAAAAGCATTGAACGAAGTTCTTGGTAGTGCGGGTACAGCTGCAAATGGTGGTAGAACAAAAACTATTACATCTGTTGCAGTAGAACCATATAATAAGTCTACATCTATAGATCTTGCTGATATGCTAGATGGTGAAGAACATGGTAAAAGAGAAGAAGATATTGCTGCTCTTATTACTGCTAGAATTAAAGAAGTTATCCCAGCAATTCTATTTGATACAAACTACTCTGCTCTTTCTAAAGCATATGGTAGAAGTAAACCAGGTATCGGTATCACATTTGGTACAGACTTACTTGCATTCATGCCTACAGAAATTGAAGTAGCAGGTGTTGTAGTTAAAATAGCTATGACTGAAGTAGATACTTATAAATCAGATATCTTTGTTTATCCTGTTGATACAGAGTTTAACTCTAATGAACCAACGCCTCTAAACTTCGGTATGAGACTTGCTAAACCTGATATCGTTGTTACAGGTAGATTTGACAAGATAGATGGTACATTCATCGTTCCAAGAAACAGAGCTGTAAATACTCTATCTATTTTACATAGATTTGAAGTTACACAACTTAATGCGTCACTAGGTAAAATCACTAGTAACCAAAACGTTATATAACGTTACTATACCATCCTTCATTGGGTGGTATAACTTTTTTCTATGCTCATTTTCATTCTATGCGTATTATGTATATTTTACACTATATATCAACATCATCAATCATACACCATATATACGTTTCTATATACACTACTGAACCATAACGTATATACACTATAATCAAACAGAATGGTACCTTAAAGCCATTATCTATACATAACGTGATACATTACCTATAGTGGTATAAATGAACTATACATATATACATAAATATTTCTATAAAATTATCTTATTATATATTATTAGAATGTAAGTAGATATACTTATTTATTAACATGTTAGCTAGATGTTAATTACTAAAAAAAGAAAGGGAATTATGAGAGAAGAAGTTATATATGAAGATATGTCAGGGCGTTTGTACTATAGACGTGATGTTAAGCATGACCCTGATGGATATTATCTTTATGATAAACACGCAAGACGTGACGTAGATGTTCCCAGAAACGTTATGGAAGGTGAGGAAAGAGATCGCTCTAGGGACTCTAGGAACTCTAGAAGTACTAAAACTTATAAGGTCGAAGGCTTCACGAACAGAACCTTTCCAGGTAGAAAAGATGAAGGTGGAAATAAAGTGTTTGAAAATAAAGAGGTGGATTATAGTAAGTTAAATGTATTTACTATAAGTGATAAGGTTAACTCTAATAAAGGTTTGTATAATACTATGTTAGAAAGTATGGATATGGAAAACGGTACACATATCGTTCCTCTATACCCTAATACAAAAGTTAAGAAGCATGCAGGGGATTTAGAGAAAATTAAGTCTTATATAGAACTGTTGGTAATAAAGCCAGCAGAGATATATAATGATGAACCTATATCTGATGAAGCTGACGTTTTCATATCTGAACTAGTGGGTATGTCTTTTAGAGATGTCAAAATGATAGATGTATGTTCTAATCTATCTAAGCTTATGAAAGTATATGATATAACTGACCCTGGCTGGAACATGCTTATATCTAAGCTAAATAAAGCCAAAGAAGGTAAAGTAGAAAGTAACATATATCTACTACCTGATGAATTTAAATGTATATCTGATTTGATGCCAGGTACAGACACATTCGTAATACCAGACGGTTTAAAAGAAAAGATAAACGTACCTCATGGCGGGTTTATAAAAGTAGGTAACATAGTATACACGTTATACTATAACAAATGTAGACTATTTATGGTCATACCATAAATAAAAAGTAGATGAGTATATAGCTTATAGGCTATATACTCATAGTATTACTTTTTCTTTTATTATACATTCTAAATCTGATATAGTCTTATTCAACCTAACTATCTCTGCTATAGCATCGTTTAACTTCTTTAAGTTGTTATCTGTTTCTACAGCACCTCTAGCATTAGTTAGGTCAGTATGCTCAGCATTACTCACCATCTCTACTATAGAAGTGTTAGCTAACTCATATACAGGAGTGACACCTATATTGCTTTCTATTACATCAGACACATTACTCATCATAGCTGTAAAGTCAGTATTAACAGGGAAACCACCTATGTTTATAAGGAGGGTTCTCTCTACATACTCCACACCATCTCGTATACAACCACCTTGTACTCTATACTCAGGTATATATACAGTATCACCAGCAGAGTCTACTAATGTTAATATAACAACATCGTTTGCTAAGTCTTCTTCAAATACTTCTTTGGTTAATCCTATTATCTTATATGTCGTCTCAAACAGTTTCTTTCTATCTCTAATAAGTTCAGTTATAAAAGAATCAGCTGTTACCTTATACACTACATTACTCTTAACTAATGTATCATAAGGTGCGTTAACGTTAAACCTACCGCTTTTACCTAGATAAAATCTATTCATATTTTATATCACCTTTCTATTTATTGTATATGCTTTCAAATAACAAGACAAAGGATTAATATGGTATTCTACGTAATGCAACATAATGAGACTATAACATACTTAGGTTATTCTTTTAATACTGGTGATAAAGTAACTATAGGACCTAACGGCACTTATGCAAACGATGAAAAGTTTACTAGAGATAAGAGTAAAGGTGTAGAGGTAGACAAATACTATATAGGTAAAGGTACAGAATTACCTTTTGAAGCAAACGTTGTAGTAAGAGTAGAATATGTAGAGTTAACTATATTAGACGATGATGCTAGAAAACTAGCTAGAGGTAAGATAAAGAACGCTACGATACCAGAAGTAATTAGAACTTACTTAACAGGATTACATAGTTATACAGGAGAGTTTAATAAAGAGATAGAACCTAATAAGTTCTTTAACCCTAAGAGAACATCTAACCCTCTGCTACTAGGTAATAACTTATACTATATACCTACTAAACATAGTGGTGTGAGTGAAGGTAAGTATCATCTTTTTACAGATGTACCAGGCGAGTTAGGGATAAATAGGTCTTCTGCTCTATATGCTGTAATATACTTAAAAGATAAGCTACCTATACTAGAAGAGCTAACAGATAAGTTTAATAAGAACTTAGATGGTTTCAATAACCCTATATGTATATATAGAGACAACATTAACAGTGTAGCTTCTGGTATGTTATTTAGAGATATGGGTATAGATGATTTAGAGTTTCATACTATAGATTACCATAGGTTAGCTAAACCTATATTAAAGTTCTCAGAAGACGTACCTCTAGTAGAGATGATACCTGAACCTGTATTAGCCTTTAGAGCATTTGAAAGACTAGAGAAGATAGATTTAATATACGGTAAATATAAGACTGGTACGTTAGATAAGTTCTATACAGTTATAGACATTACAGATGAGTTATGGAAAGATGGTAATATAGTACCTAATCAGAAAGCAGGTAAGAAACTAAAAGTAATCTATGAGAAAGGTCTACCTATACCTTTCATACCAGATGTAGATATGCCGTCTTTTAATAACTTGAAAAAGATAGCTAAGTTAAACCCTAGTTGTAAAGTTATTATAGAGGATATGGACACACCGTTCATTACCTATAGTTTTATTATAGAATGTGATATAGGTTCAGCTATATATAAGTCACCTTTCTCTAATACTATATTTAGAAAAGCGTTAAGGAAGTAAATGCACTATATCTTTAATTAGATATAGTGCAATCATCATATTTTTAGTTATATATTATATAGGTGATTAGGATTAGAGATGTCTTCTATAAGAAGACTTATAACATATATACACTACATATGATGTATATAATAATATAAAGGATATAATATGTACGGAACTAAAGAAAATAAATTAATAATCAAACTTATAAAAATTGAACTTAAGAGACACGATGTCTCTAAAGTAGAGATTAAAAGTCTTGACTTAAAATCGTATTCTTACAATGTTTTGGTAAAAGGCTTTGTCTTTATGACAAGTGCTTTAGGACTGAATCATGCCTTTGGTATGAAGAAAGTAGAAAGAGATGATACTATAGGTATCATCTCGGCACTAGAAAATGAACTACAAAAAGCAGTTCATGGGGGGTTCGGAAAGACAGCTTAACGGCTACCTCTCTGACTTAGTTATTTTTTATTTATTTTTTAAAGCTACTAGAGATGTGATAGACTCTATATGTATGTAGTATAGGTTAGATATACTAGTTATATAATCAGCTGCTACTGTAGCTGTTAGTAATATACTATTCATAGCTTCTTTACTTATAACAGTATCGGCTTTATCTAAACTATCTATAAGTTTTTTCAACTCACTTGATAGTCTTTCTACATCAACTTTCATACTATGAAGATATCTATCATTTATCTCACCATCTAAGTCTACCATATTATCTATGTTCTTATGTATAGTTTTAACATTACCAAAGTACTTACCTACTTTAGCGTACTCAGAAGTATCAGAAACATCAAAAACTTTCTTCTTATCTTTATCTATCTCTTTTAACTCAGTCTCTATAGCTAAAGTATCTAAACTAGGACCAGATACTGATAGTCTAGATTTAGGTTTAGTTCTAAATCTTTTTATCTCTTTTATAGAGTCTTCTAGATAATTATCAAACTTCAATAGTTTGTGTAAGCTCTCTATATAGAAACCGTTTACACCATAAAACGTTATACTTCTTGGTACCTTATATATAGGTTCATTTCTTAACAGTTTAAATTTCTCTTCTGTGTAATCTCTCTTACTTATATCACTTATCAAATCACTATTCTGTAAGTTATCTAAATAAGAAAGATGTTGACCTTTTATCTTATTTAGTTTAGCATCTATAGTATTAATAAAACCCGCTATACCTTGAGCTAAATCTATTATGAAGTTACCTTCTACATCACCTATATCTTCTATTTTATCTAGTACGCAAAATTCTTTCATATGCTTATCCTTATGTTATAGTTATTTTCAAGTAAGGTTTTATTCTCATAAGAGGATATTTTATGATATAAATATACGAAGGGATAATACTATGATACATATACGAGAACACATATTAGACACACATAGTACCATAGAAACACCTGTAGCTAAAAGCGTTATAAAAGGAGTATGCTCTATACTTAATGTTAAAGGTAAGATAGCTTTAACAAAGAACGGTAAAGACTATGCTAATAAGTATTGGGATGCTGGTAATACAGACAATACTAAAGATGGTGTAAGACCATTAGTAATAACATGCAGTTATAGCGACGAATACGAACCCTCTACTCTAGTAAACAGTAATGTAAATAAACCTAAATCTAGACCTGTGTTTAGAGATGAATCTAATAACATATCTGTAGATACACTACATATAGGTAAGAGAAATACTCTTACTATGGAGTTTCGTACTAAGAGTGATAACATGGCTAGTAACATAGAAGACGCTTTAAGATTAATGCGTATAGAAAATACAGATGTCTTTGACTTACGTATATTATATAAGTACTTCATGGGTAGTAATGCTTTCAATATAGTTAAGTATGCTGGCGGTTCTGATATAGAAGACTATATGGCTAGTAATACAGATACTAGATTTACACTCATATCTACTATAGATGGAAGTAGAGCACAGTATGGTTTTAAAGTCAATAGTTTAGTACAAGCTACTATAACCTCAGACAGTGCTAATGATAAAGTAGAGTTCGATAGAGACTCTTCTACGTATATGTATACCTTAACTCTTAAATATATGTATGAGAAACCTACATATATGGATATAAAATATGATTACGTCATTAATGATTCAGTCATACCTGACTCTTTAATACCTGATGATGTAGGTATAAGAGCTGTAAAAGATTTAAAGGATAATGGCTTCGAATCTATTAATCCTATAATAGATTATATCTATGGTGTGAAAGATGGGGGTTACTATATACGTATACCTGAATGGGATAGGCATGTAGATTTACCTAACTATACACCTTATACTACTATATTCTCTGTACTACTAGAGCCTAATACTGACGGATCGTTAATACTATTCAACTTAAACTCATTAGGGGATTTAAAACTAGACCCAGCTGTATTAAAACTATTACAGGATGAGAAAAATTACCTAATAGGAGAACATAGTATATTTAACATTACGTTACATTGTGGTGGTAAGACTATAACATCAGAACACCTAGTGATAGACAGTGCTTTAAATATTATAAGTAACGCAGAGATAGAATGCAAAGGACCTATTAGAGTTTTAGTAGGTATAGTAAATGATAGTTCGTATCTACCTAAAGTAGATTTAACTAGGTTACAAAACAAAGATGTATTTAACGACTTAAAAGATTTAGGTTATTTAGATAGAAGTTCTGATGTAAGAGAGTTAGAGTTTGAATTAAACTTACCTGGTATGTTAAAGAGTGAGTATATAGTTATGTACTCTGATGTAGTTAGTAAATATATTGGAAAGGTATAATATGATAGCCAGTAAAAAGACATCTAACCCTAATGTAGATAAGGTGATAGAAGTAAAAGATCCTTTAACGTTATCTACAGCTAGTATTGTAGATATAGATACACCTATAGCTAAGATGAAAGAGTATGTAGGTGGTATGGATTGGTCAGGCATAACCTACTATAAACAAGTAAAAGGTGAAGACGATACCAATAACCCTCTAGACACACAGTCTAATAATGTAGCACAACAATATGATAAGATTGTAGATTATGTATTAAAGCTTACTTCATCAGTCACTAATGAAGGAACAGGTGAAGCCACAGTATTACACTTTAGACCTAAAGTACATGATGTATTTAAAGCAGAGTTAGTTAATGCTACTATGGGTCTATTTACAGTTACAGAAGTAAAGAACCTTAACTATAATAACCAAGATGTTTATGATATAACATTCAACCTTATAGCTAGAGAGAATATAGACCCTAATGCTTTTACTAATGTAGATTCTAAGGTTATAGAGACATTACATTTCGAGAAAGACTCTAACTATATAAATGGTTCACCTTTACTCTTAGATAAAGAATGGACTTACGCTACATGGTTGAAGCATAAAGATATTAGTTTAAGAAAGTTCTATATATCTAAGTTTAAAGATAATAGAAGTGGTATGTTAGTTAGTAATGGTTATATCTCTATACCTTTAATAGAGTTATTTATAAGAATGTCTAACCCTAGAGATAAAGATATCATAGATATAACTCTACCAGCTTCTAGAGATAAAGGCATAGACCCTATATTAAATGCTATCTTGAATAGAGATATAAGTCTACTCTATGTAAGACCTGATTGTTTTAATGCACACCCTAACCCTATTTTTAACACTCTAGTCTATGAAGACCTTAATATAAAAGCTACTGTATTATTCAACGATGCTTTTAAGGAAGGTAGTCCTACAGAACCTATAGAGGCATTAGTCTTTAGTTATATAGCTAGAGATAGCATAAATGAGATTATCTTAAAGAGAGTAGTAAATGATATACATACCTATAGTGATGAGATACAATATATGATTATACCTATATTACTACTTATTATAAAGGATGTGATGACTAACAACAATAGTTCGTTAAGGAGACGTTAATGGATAATGCCATATTTAAGAAAATGTTTAAGATGACCAACTATGACTTATATAGTAGGATATATGAAGTAAGGTATACTTGTTTTGTACCTAAAGCAACTACCATACATGATATAGAGAGAAACCTAGCTATAACACCTATATTATCGTTAAATAATAATGATGGATATGGGTTTTATGGTGAAGATAACGTATATGGTACAGATGTATCTGTTGTAGTAGACGGTATCTTTGAAACGTTTGAAGATGACTTAAAAGAAGTAGACTACGGTCTTAATAATAAAGTAGAGGCAAGAATAACTATATATGAAATGAGTAAACTATATGATGAAGGTAACTATGTATATATAAAAGACCCTGAGATGTTAAGAGTAGTATACGGTCTATTAGAAGCGTTTGTAGAGTTTAAACTTAAATTCTACAAAGGACCTAACACAGGTAATGGGTTAGAAGAAGATGATGACTTAGTGTTATTAGATGCTTTAGCTACTAGTATGACTGAAGTATATAAAGAAAATGATAAAGAGTTATACTACTATGTAGAGAACAACAACAAAGGTAGAAGACGTCTTACCAATAATTTAGATATAGGTACTAATGAAGTAACTATACGTACAACTGGTAATAAGGTGGTACCTAAGGTATCTATGGATAAATTAAAAAGATTAGGTTTAGCTTAATAAAAGGATAGCGACATGTTAAGAGTTATAAAAGAGATAGAAGACCAGACTGGAAATACGCGTTACTATTTAACTATAGAAGAAGATAAACAACTATTAGAAGCAGTAAATGATAAATACACATCTGACTCTAGTATATTTACTAAAGAGTTATACGAGGACGCAAAAGCAGGTCTTTTGAATTCTACTATAGAAGCTAAAGTAGCTACAGATATAAGAAACCATCTTAAAAGGTTTAATAAAGATGTTGTAGATAAACTTACTCTTATATTCGAAGAAGAGCAAAAGAGAGTGCTTAGTGATATGGCTTCTTTAGAAGAAGTATCAGAACTATATAACAATGAGTTAATTATACTAGACTCAACACAAGTTAAACATCTAGAGAAAATTGGTAATAACGCAGAAAGTAAATCTATAACTTATCAGGATACAGGACGTTTCATAAATAATCTTAAAAGGTCAGTAGACTATATAGAGGAATCATATACAGCTATGGCGTTAAAGACAGCATATATTACATCTATGTTAGGCTCTTACTTAAAGTATATAGATGAAGATGTAAGTTCTGATACTAAGAAGTTATTAGAAGACTCTATAACAGCTTTAAACGCTAGGGTTAAACCTATACCTGCACCAAAACCTATAGAAGAATCAGATGTAGAAGAGACAGTATTAGTAGAGGAAGATATAGAACCTTTAACATATGACGACTATAATAAATTAGTAAGAAAATTACATGGGTTTGATTTCAACGATGCTATAGAAACTATTAAAGATGTTACAAAGATCGAAGAAGAAGTCTTTAAACTATATACTAATATAGTGTTATCAGAAACTAATAATTATAAAGATGATGAGTTATTAGGCAATATTAGCTCTACAGTATTGGAAGTTAGCTATTATCGTGCAAATACAACACCTATAACTAAAAACTTAATCTGGTTATTAAAGACTATTAAATATATAAAAGGATAACCTATGACTGTAGACAACTACTCTCTTCAAGGAGGGCTTAAAAGAGAGATGATGTCTGTAGCTCTAGCAGACCCTGATGTTATAAGAGATGTATGGTATACAGCCACTATACTTATAGGTCATACTTCTTACCCTATAAAGTTATTAGAGAGCGTACATATACTTAGAGACTTTAACTCTAAGACTTCTGATATAATAAAGATTGTATTTAATATGCATGCAGGTGAGTATATAGAAGATATAAAACCTAATAAAGATAAGTTAAGGATAAGACTTAAACATAACTTACCAGGACCTACAGCTATAGATGACTATAAGTTAATTATATCTCTAGAAGATAAGAACATATCGGCTGATGCTATTAAAGGTAATAAAGACTCTTTAAATAACGCATTACTCACTATACATGCTGAATGTGTAGATGAAGCTGTATTATTCTTAAAGCAGCAGAACAAAGGTATCATAATTAAAGATGGTACTGTAGAAACAGCTATAGCTCGCACTCTAGATGCAGGTATAACAAAAGTTACTGGTAAGTTCGGTATAGGTAAGAAGCCTATATCTATAATCAAACCAGATAACAACAGAGTGTATAAGAGTATAGTCATACCAGCTACTATGAAAGTAATGAATGTACCTATATACTTACAAGAGAAACTGGGTGGTGTTTATAATGGTTCTATAAATACATATGTATATAGATATAATAATAAACTTCGTGCATATGTATTCCCTCTATATAGACCAAATTTATTAAAGTCCACTGGTAAGAAGCTAATAATCATAT